CTTAGCACTAGATTAATGTTACAGTTAGTCTAGTAAGGCAGTAGGTTTTTTGTTTTATCCTTTGTACCTACTGTCTTACTAGCCTAACTGATACAGCGACAGTTAGGTGGTATAACCCTCGCTGACATAGGAGACGACTTATGGTAATTACTTCAGAACTATGTAGATTACATTCTACATATGACGGCATCATAGCAGGTCAAGTAGACGGCGATGAGTATGTCGTAGGTAATTTAATTATCAAAGAACATTTAAAATATAACCCAATGCATAAAGGTCTAGAGCCCTCAGTAGTTTTTGAGATTGCTAGAGAATTTTATGATGATACGAAAGGAGATACATTATGTCATGTTTAGCTAGTGAGGTCTGGCTAGAACGTCAGCACGATGAGTTCATAGAAGAGTATGGGGATTTAATCTCAGCCCTAGAGATTGAGCATAATTACCATACAAATATTCTATGCGAACAATCTCGTAAAGAGTCTAAGAAATTAGTAGATAATGTGATGGGCATAGCAGAAAAACTGCCTTTGTTTAGTAAAAGATTAGGGAGAAATTCTTTCTATTTAGTTTGTCACTTCTATCGAGCCTATATGAACTACCAAAACTTAGATAAAATCTACTGCGGTACATCTACTCATCGAGAGGTTACACCAGACTTTATTGTTGAGGCTTTAGAATCTTACTTTGAACCAGAGGAGTAGAGATATGGAGTTTATAAAAATGTTAATTATATTCACATCCGCCGTGTTAACTATATGGATGCTTTTATACATGGCTTGTTGTGGTTAGTAGGAGAACAATTATGAAAAGAAAATATATAACCCATCGAGATATGACGATTCTGTCTGTAGGTATAGAACAGAGTCCTATTAATTATAAACTTAAAGCAGATTACTTTGATGTCTGCGAGACTTTTGGTTTCCCAGATGAGCATTCTAATTTATTCTGTCAATGGAGACTACAGTTTTCAAGTAGCTTAGAAGATGTAGTTGTTATTATTAACGACAGAAGACAATTGAATCGCAAGGTCGAGGATCGAGACAAGTGGATTGTCTATGGTTGGTCACAGATCAATGTAGATAGTACAGTTGATATGTTTAACGAACGAATGGAAGAACTTAGAAAGGAGGTGGCTATATGAGTAAAGAAATCTATGAAGAGATGAGAGAACTTAAACAAGAAGAAGTTCATAATCTCCAAATAAGATTGAAGACTTGTTGCGATAAGATAGCAACGATTAAAACTATGCTTGAAGAGATTCAAGAACGATTAACTGAAATACAAAAACTATAACAAAAGGAGACGAATAATGATTATAGAATTAATAACCGCCG